GAGATGATGAAGAAAAACCAATTCGAAGAGCTATTACAAAAGCAAAAGAATGAGGCAGATGCTAGGATTAGTAGTTTACAAAATGAATTACACAGAGTCCAAGTGGATGGTGCTTTACTAAATGCCGCAAGCAAGCATAAAGCATTAAATCCAGAGCATGTGGCACAACTTTTAAAAAATACAGTGCGTTTAAGTGAAAGCGGACAAGTAGAAGTAATAGACACGGATGGACAAGTGCGTTATGACACTAATACTGCTGCTCCTGTTACAGTAGATCAAGCAGTAGAAGAGTTTTTAGCGCAAAACGTTTACTTTAGAGCTGCCGCCCCAAGTGGTAGTGGATCTAATGGCAACGCTAAACATACAACAGCCTCAAGAGAGGCAAGTTTGGGAGAGCTAGACATGTCCAACCCAGAGCACCGTAAAATTTATGCGGAAAAGTTTAAAGTTGGTATGACTAGAAACTACAAAGTATCGTAATAATAAGGAGCCTTAATTATGGCAAACGAATTAACCCAAGCAAACAGTGCTGGTGAATTGTTTGAAAACATTACACAATCAGCGCAGTTTACTTTTAACGAAAATGCCCTACTCCGTAACTTGGTTACAGTTTACAACATGGTAGGCACACCAGGTCTTACAGCAAGCGTGCCTGTATGGCCTAAGGTTGACATTAGTGCTCAAGCAGCACTAGGTGCTACAGCCTTAACAAACACAGATGTCTCTGCTACAGCAGTTGATATCACAGCCGGCGAATACGGCGCAATGACAACTATCCAGGATATTGTTGTTGAATCAAGTCCTATAGCAGTAGCTCAGGATGTGGGTAGAGTCCTAGGCGACGGCGTGGCCCAAAAGATGGATCAAGTTATCGTTGATCTATTCGGTGACAGCGGTATCACAGATTTGGGATCAACTGGCACTGAATTAACAATGGACAACCTACTACAAGCTGCGGCAACACTTCGCAACAATGGTGTCCCAATGACAGGCTTAGTGGCTGTATTACACCCACTTGCTGCTTACAACTTGAAGACTAGCCTAGTTAACAGTGGCACAAATCCAAGTGCTAACGGACTAGTAAATGCTGCGAGTCGTGATTACTACATCGGCCGTGTTGGTGGCATTGATCTTTTTGAAAGTGCCTCAATTAGTGTTGATAGTGCTAATGATGCTATTTGCTCTGTCTTCCACCCAAGTGCGATTGGCTTGGTAATGAAGCGTGATCTAAGAATTGCTACTCAGCGTGATGAATCCATCCGTGGATTTGAAGTTGTAGCGACAGCCGCATTTGGAGCAAATATCCTAGATGCGACTAAGATTGTGAGCTTTACAGTTAACGCTGCTCTTTAACATAGGGGGACAGGGATATGGCATACGCAACTAACAGTGATCTAACGCAAACAGTAAGCACTATTATGAATCATGGTGTTACAGACTGGACTACACAATTAACAGAAGCAGAGAGCGATGTAAATCGTTGGTTGGAAGTTAATTGGTATAATAAAACGTTTAATCAAGGTTTTGACCAGATTGGGCGTGCTTTAGGATCTCAAATGGACGCGACGCTGCTAACTGATACACAGTGGACTAAGGCTACTGTATATCGTGCTTTATATGCCCATATCCTCCCAACTTTAAGTCCCTTTGCTGTCGGCGGGGATACTTTTAGAGAGATGATTGACTTTTATCGAGAGCGATTTCATGAAGAGATGTCTTTGGAAATGGCTAAAGGCGTTGAATATGACGCTGACAATGACGGCACAATCACTCGCAGTGAGAAGCATCAACATAGACAGGATAGGATTTATCGATGAGTAGAAGAGAAGATATTGCGGCATATATTGTTACACAACTGGGCACAGTATCTCAAATAAAAACTGTAACTAGAGAGCCTACAGATCTTACACAATTAGCTGCTACGAGCTTCCCTCATGTATTGGTTGAAACAGCCAATGAAATACGTGAGGACGCAAGTTTTAGTGGTGATGTAAGACGGGAGGCTACACTGGACTTTCTTTTAAATGTTGTTGTTTATGGCAATAACAGAGACACTAGTAGAAACACTATTATTGAGCTTATAGAAGAAAAACTAGCACAAGATCCTGATATTGTAGGTTTGTGTTTTAACAGTGGTGTTAGTGAGGTAATTATTAGAGAAATTGCTGAAACAGCCCCGTTTGGACAAGCGGCTATCGTATATACTGTAAAATACTACTATGAGCGTGGAAACGCTTAATAAACGCAGTAGCGTTTAACTTTTTTAAAAAAGGACAAGCAAATGGCAGAAGTGAAAGGTGTAAATGGAGTAGTTAAAATTGCTCCAACTGGAGACTCAGCAGGCCCTGTTGCTTTACTACATGTAACTAGTTTTAGTTTGGAAGAGACCACGGAGACTATCGACGTAACATCTATGGGTGATACAAGCAGAGCAATCCTTGCTACATTTAAAGGATTCTCAGGCACAGTCGACGGTTATTGGGATATCCAAGACGCTATGTTAGGACATGATAGTGACTCAACTGGCACAGGAGCCGACTCATCAACAGACATTGTGGGCACAACCCCACAAGTTGTTGCTGGTGATACTATTGATTTTGAG